GACTTGGTATGACGAGGTGGCATGTTCACGATTAGGCGTTTGGTCTTGCCTTTGGCTACGTCTTCTAGCTTTTTGGCAAACAATCTATGGTGCTCGCCCTCGATAAAGCCGTCCCATACATTTTTTACATAGGCTATGAAATCTTTTTTCGATTCTTTGCTGGTGTCTAGCTGATCAATACGATTTTTGATCATTACCATCTCTTTTAGAGCCTCATCTGATACGTGCTCTAGTTTTTTGTTTTTGTCGGACATCTCAAAATGTTTCTCTCCATGTGAAATATGGTACCTCATTATGGTACCTAATTAAAGCAAGGGGGGGTGAAATGGTTTTGGGGGTAATTATATTTGTTGATAGTTATTTATATACTCCGCGAAATTTTGCCACGCCGTTATATGTGGGGGTGGGGCTGCCTGGTTTATGATCTGGAAAAAACGCCTGGCGTTTCAATAGAGACCCAATAAAATACCTGATCAATTAATTAATTTAATTTGTCTATAAGTGTATAAATAGTGTTATAATTAGTTATTATTATTTAATAGGCGAAAGCCAGGAGAACTTAATTATGGGAACTAAAATGAAAAATGATAAATTAGACATGATTGCTAGTTTATTTGAAGGTGAAACATTATCTAACTTTGATATATGTTGTGAAAATTTAGAATTTAGAAATATGGTTATTGAAAATTCTCATTTACCTACATTAGATATTGTTTCTAAATTAGTTGACTATGCTAATGAGAATTTAATATGAATAACTTTAGCATTAGTATAAATAAGCAAGGCAGTTTTTTAGAACTGTCTTGCATACATAAAGGTTTAAAGATTAGCAAAGTTTATCATGGATATACTATGTCTGATGCAATTAAACTATTTCAAGAATACTTAAATGATGGGTTTAAGTAATATTAATCAGGGGGAGCAATCCCCTATTTTTAGATCAGGAATTGCTGATCAGGGAGAACTAAAAAATGAAAGATATATTTGAATATCACAAAAAGCAAATAAAAAAACAAAATAAAAAATATCCTTTGATGGAGTATTTTTTATCTAACAAACCAATAGAAGAATGTTCTAAAGAATGCCAAGAGCAAGTAAAGAGCATTAGAAAAAATAAAAGGGAGAACTAAACAATGAGTAAATCATATCCAATATGGAACAATATCACGGCCTGTATTTATAAGGCTAGTAAATCTTATGGAGTAAGAGAAAGGGGAGAAGTAGAAGTTAGGATCGGGACAAGTGGCTCTAACTCTCACCACTTCTTAAATCATAGAACGACTCATAAAGTCCTGGAGAACGGCGACAGAGAATACAGGTTTTATGTTGATGATGTATTAATCAAAAGAGCTTTATTACCGAAAGGCACTAAAGAAATTAAATCATTGGGGGTAAAGATATGAGTATTAAATATTTTTGTGATGTAACAGGCCAAGAGCTTGATCTGGATTACTGTTTACATGAGAATGATAAATTAGAATCCAAACACGCTACTATTTTCACAAATGGAGTTATTCAAAGAGTTGGATACGGTGGAGTATTTGACGTTGATTTTGATGTCTATTGTAAAGAAGAAGCATTAAAGAAATTTCCTGAACTCCAGGAAGAAGACTTTAATGCTGAGATCTGGGGGTAAAATATGAGTATGTCAAAAGAAGCATTAAAAGAACTCTATCTTGATAGAGTTGAGGACCATGAGTTTTCTTTTAAGATTGAGTTAGCCGTAGGAACTTTTGAAGCCTACGGTCATTGGTCTGATGACGGAGAGATTGACTATGATTTTTTCATTAACCAAGAGCTAGTAGACGGAGGCCGTTATAAAAATGAACTTTGGAAAGACTGCTATGACTATGAATGGGATTTATTAATCTACGATATTTTAGAATGTCGTTATGCAAATACACCATGGAGTAAATAACTATGATAGAAAAAAGCTATAAGCAAGAGCTTATTGATCGGGGAATCTCTGAAACAAGAGCCGAAGATCTGGCAAAAGCTGTTGATGACTTACACATGGCACTAGCCAAGTGTGATCTGGAAAACAGAAAGAAGTTTAATTTGAACAGGTCAGTTTCTGATCTGGTCAATGACTTCGGCCGCGTTGAGTGGTTGGCTAGTGATTTTAAGTAGACAATCTGTTACCGAAGTTGTATTATTCGGTCATCTATATATCTATAGATGTTAAGTTCTCCAAACTTAAATACAACTAAAGGGAGCTGAAATGCTCCCTTTTTTTATGCCTGGAGTTTAGATCCTGAAACTATTTTATCTACGAGGAGGAACGCACATTTCATATCGAACGCAAAAGGTCGCAAAATCTTATAAGAACGCAGTAGGTCGCACATTTTTTAGAACGCAACGGATCGCAAATTTTATTTAGAACGCAAAGGGTCGCAAGTTTGGGATCTTGATTAACTCTCGTGCTTATTTTGATCAAAAAAAAATGCGAAAGGTCGCAAAATCCGAGCATTTTATACTTCAAAAGTTTTTGGTCTTGGGTGGGCGAGGTGGATCAAGACAATAAAATAGTGTTTATGAAGTGTTTGTTTTATCTGTGCTTATCATTAAGAAGTGTTATTGTTTGTTGAAGAAGTGTCTAAAATAATGCTATAATTACCTTGTATCACATTAAATAGGAGAACTAATATGGCACGAAGATTATTAAAACATATACCAAACAATGAACAAGGTAAAAAGTTCATATCTGAATTAAGAAATTATGTAGATAGAGATATTGTTAAGGTAGTTAAATGTAGGGGTAGAGGTAAAAGAAAATTTACTTATACAAACAAACAAGGTAAAAAGATTACTGCTTATCATAAAGACTTAACCAACAAACAAGCAGAAAAATTTGCAGTTTATTTTGAGTTTGATAATCAAGCAGATTATGAATACAAATATTATAGAGCAGATAGCAGACTTAAATCTTTAGAAAAAACATTACAGTTTTTATTTCAAAAAACTGATCTAATAAATATCATTAATCAAATTCAACAAGACATAGATGACATTCGTTTTCTATCACATAAATATAATGATTTAGTAAATTTAAAATCTAGCACTTGGGAAATTAAACAAGGATTAGAAACTTTATTAGAAATTAAGGGGGAAAAATGAAAGATAAAAAAATACCAAAAGAATTAAAAATGATTAAGGGCGATACATGGAATGAGTATATCGCTGATTTATCTATACCAAAAGAATGGGTAAATGTTTCTTATGGTAATGACGCATTACCTAGTTTTATGACAGAAGAAAATCATTACAAAGCATATCATGTATGGGTTGATAGTTGGTGTGAAAAAGAAAGAGCATTAAATTCAAAAGATATATGGGGATATGAGGACAAACTTGCAGATAGGTTTGAAGTATCTCTATGCTATGGATCAGAAGAAAATGCTCTATTCATGTCAAATAACTTTGATGAAGTTGTTGAATGGATTAATAAAAATCCTAAAACAAAAGAACAAATAGAACTAACCAAAAAATATATTTAAGGGGGAAAAATGAATATAGATAAATTACAAATAGGAGATAGACTTCAGTTTGCAAAAAATACTTTTGCTTGTGTTAGTAAAGAAGAAGTTGATATATCTTCTCTTACAGGAACAGTTGAAAATTTTAGTAATTCTTTAGATGGAAAACATATATGGATTAAATTAGACATACCACATGAAGAATTTAAAGGCGAAGAATGGGGTAATTGTGTTCAATTTAATTTAGATGTTAATTCAAGTGGTGGAACATCTTTTGAATACTTACAAAAAGCAAAATTAATTAAGGGGGAAAAATGAGTAAACCAAAATATAAAATTAGATACAGAGATAATATGACAACATATCTTATTGACATGGTTTTTAATTCAATAGAACAAGCAGAATACTATATTGAATGTGATCTTGGCGATAGTAGTCTATATGAGGTTGAAACTACTAACCACGATATAGAAACTGAAGAAGATCCTAAACAATTTTATAACTTATTAAAGGGGGAAAATAAAAATGGGTAATAGAGCAGTAATAACAATAAAAGAAGATAACACGCCACAAGAAGATTGGCAGTCGCTATATCTTCATTGGAATGGTGGGCGAGATTCAGTAGAGCCTTTACTCCATGTGGCTAAATTGTATGGGGTTAGGTGTCAAGATGATCCAAGTTATGCGATCGCAAGACTATCGCAGATCATGGGAAATTATATCGGTGGAACACTATCTCTTGGGGTAGGCACTTATAAACAGCTTGATACTGATAACTTTGATAACGGAGTTTATGTCGTTGAAAATTGGGAGATAGTTGATAGAGAGTTTGCTCCAGGACACGAACAAAGAGAATATAACTTCAACGATATGGTCGCAGAAATCAGAAGTAAGAATGACCAAGTCTTTGGTTATGAGGAGAAAGCAAATGGATAGAGAAAAATTAATTGAAGAATGCCATGAATTACTTAGTCATGGTCGTTGGTATTTCCAAAAAGATTTCGTTGAAATTATATGGAATGATGACATGGACTGTTGGATATATTTAGATTTCAACACCATGAAATTTGAAACAGCAGATAGAGGTAAACAACATTGGTTATTAAAAAAATTATCAACACAAACTATGAAAGAGGAGTATGCAAATGCCAATAACTAAACAGATGTTAAAAGAATGGTGTGAAACCTATGAAGAAGCTATTGAAACTTTAGATTATCTAGCTAATAGAAGTGTTGGAACAGCTAAAGAAGAAATAAGAGAAAGTCTTGAAGATTTTTTTATTGATAATGGATTAATGAGTGAAGAAGAATTTAGAAAAAAGATAGGGGAGAAAGAATAATGAGTAAAGTAAATTATTTTAAATCAGATAAGATATTTCATAATTTGTTTTTAGATAATCTTGAAACTGTCATAGACACACACCCAAAATTATCAGAAGAACAAAAAGAAAAATTAATAAAACCATTTTATGAGTTTTATGAGTTCCCTAAATATATGCACAAAAAAACAGATGATGTGCTTATGCCTGTTTTTAAGACAGTATGGAGTAAAGGATATACTGTAAGCGAAATTAAACCTTTAAAGGAGAAAGAATAATGCTAATTGAAATTAAAAAAACTACTGTAAATTGTGCAAATGTAGAAGTTAAAGACCTTAAAGAATTAGATAGTCTTTATTCTGAGGGAACAATAGATGAAATAGTATCTGATTATGTCTCTAAAATAAAATATGAATACTATTCAAATGGTAAGAAAATTAAAACAAATGAAATATAAAGGAGAAAGAAAATGATTAGCATTGAGGATCTTGAATCTTGGGTAGAAAAATTTGATAGCGAAGCAGAAATAGATTTGCTACTTGATTTGCTCAATAACAAAATAAAAATTGAATGTATGCTTGATAGCATAGTCGCATACGCACAACAAGACTATGAAAACGCAAAATACTTTCGCAAAGAAATGTATCGCAAAAACCAAAAACCATATTGCCTGGAGTGTAAGTCTTTGAATGTGGCTACACATGATCAAAGTGGTAGTCCAATAACAGACTTCGCAGATCGGAATGGTTTTTGTTTTAACTGTAATGACTTTGCACAAATAAAGGGGGTGGCAGAATGATAAAACCAAATAACCTGGAGTGGCGAATCAAACTAGCAGAACGAGAGCTAGAGGTCGCAAAAGAAAACTTAAACCAAATACAACAACATCTATTTCTACTTAAAGCAGAAAAAGATCAACAAAAGGAGAGAAAAAATGTCAACAAACTATGAACCATTAAAAGAACTATCTTATAAAAAGATGAAAAGGGTATGCACAGATATTGAATTTGTGAAGAATGAACACTCATGCAACAAATGGGGAGAGATCATACACAAAGACGGAAATTGGCTACACTTTTACGAAGTCAATAACAAAGTGTGTGGCTTTACTAGGTATGGCCAGAATGATGTTGAGGATATGATCGCACACATACAATTTAAAATGGGTGTGCCTATCTATGATGAGTATAGTGATGAATACTATGAACTATGGCTCAGTAATTTAACAGAAGAAGAACGCAAAGAAGTTGAGGAGGATATGTTAGATGAGTAAAACTTATGAAGTAATAGTTGATGTGGTTGAGAGCCATAAATTAACTATAAAAGCCAAAACAAAAGATCAAGCTGAAGAATTAGCTGAAATTAATGAATGTGATGGAGAGCCACACTATACAGAAGTCAACATAATATCAACAAAGGAGCTGAACAATGACACAGTATAAAGATAAAGTAGATCAACAACGCAAACTCATTCGCCTGGAGGAATGGAGAAAAGGTATCAAGATGCTACTGCACGAACGCAAAAGCAAAGACAAGCCTTGGAAAACTCAAATCATATACAAAGATGATAGCGAACTTATCCAATGGTCTAATACTAACCATGAACAAAAGATTCCAAGTCCTCACACGACAGAAGATCTAATAGACATGATGCAAGTTGAAGAACATGAACAACAAAGAAAACTATTTGATAAAAAAAGGAGAGAGAATGAACTACAAAATATCTAAAGATGTTCCTATCGTAAGCGACAGGAAAAAATACAGGAACGCATTTACCCAAGCACTCAACAGCTTACAGGTCGGAGACGCAATAACAGGTCTTACTAAAAAAGAGGCTTACAAATACCGAATGAATTTCTATACCAAGAACTTTAAAGAACGCAAGTTCTGTTTCTGGAGAGATCCTATCAGTAAAAAATACACAGTTCAGAGGACAGCATAATGGATAGAGAAGAATTTTTTGAATGGTTAGATAAATGTAAGTGTGATTATGTTTATGAGAAAGATGATTATGGAGAAATTAATATTACTTTTTATCCTAAAGAAGAAACTGAGGAGCAAGACTAATGGACATGAGTTTATTCGCAGTCGTAGGTATAGTGCTACTCATGGTCTATGCCATGTTCCAGGAGATGTAATGGCTAATTATAAATATATTGTATGGGTGGGTGGTTGTGATGACTACTACACTTCATACAGAAAAGCTAAACAAGATTACGATAAATGGATTGAGCAAGGATATGATGATGTTCATTTAGAAAAGGTATCTGAATGACATTTGAAAAAGGTTTATCAGAATTGCAAAAGCTAGTGCAAGAATTAGAACGCAACGACATATCACTTGAACAATCAGTAGAAAACTTTGAGAAAGGTATCAAGGTCGCAAAATATTGTGAACGCAAGTTAAAGGACGCAGAAGATAAAGTTAAGGCTATTCTGGATCAGACTGATCCTCAATAGTCTTATCATCTTTAACTTCCTCAGCCGTGCCAAGTATGATCTGATTCTGCAAGACTAACTCTTGCAATCTATTTTCTAACTGCTCTCTGCTCATGTTATCTATCTTGTGTATCTTCAGCTCCTTTCTATCCACCATAAGCCCTGCAAGTTTAGCCCTCGCAATTTCTGCCGTGACCGCAGGCCCATAACTCCCATCTGCTAAAGACACATCTCTTATCTCTGCTAACTTATTCGCTATGCCCTCAAAAGTAATTTCATTCTTCTTCCTTTGAATAGCTTTCAAATCTCTGATCTTTTCTTGCACGTGTTCATAGCCTGGCTCACTCAATAACCTAGTCGCAGCAACTCCAGGATTCTCATAGCCTGCAAGATGAGCACACTTCGTTTGGTTGTAATCCTGATACACCATGAGATCAATAAATTTCTCCTGTTTCTTTGTTATTTTTTTCTTTCCTGCCATGTCTAAATTCTCACTATATTTCTCTTAGAGAAACCTATCTCTCCTAAGTAAAGGTGTATGTTAATACACACCTTTCTATAGTTCTCTATAGAGATGCACATACGCACAACTGCACATACCTGTAGGAATGGGGGTTTCAAGCGTGCCTGTGCGTATGTGCAGGCATGTGCAACTGCACAACTGCACAACCACCTAAACCCTGTAAGAATGCGTGATACAGAGGGGGGTGTGCAATCGGGCTTTTCTGCATTGCACAGCCGTTTTTGTATAATTTTTGCACAATCGTCTTTGCGTTTCTTTGTATCCACTCTCTCTCCTTTGTGTCTTTTTTTACCAAATATTTTCTCAAAACTTTCATTAAATTTATCACGATCTTTTGTGCGATCACGACTGCCTTTTCCACCATGCCACTCAGTCATTTTCATTTTGCCATGCCTCTATTTGTTCTAGTAATGTTTCAGGATCTACAAGCTCGTTTCTGCTTTCGCATTCTTCTAAATAATCTTTGATCATTTGTAGTATGTTCATTCTATCTCCATGTTTTGCAAGATATGTTTAATCACTTCTATAGTCCAGCCGTTCCCGAGCATGGCATAGCGTCTTGTATTTGACACATGATTCGTGTAGTCGTCCGGGACTGTCTGCAAACGTTCGCATTCTAGGGGTGTCAGCTTACGCCAGGTAAGATCTTCTTGTTGCACCCCTGTTGCATGAAATGTGCCTTGCCTTTCAAAGTTTGCTCTTGATGATTTGTAATACTGCGACTTAATTGTTTGTGATTTATCAGGTAAGTTTTTAATACTTATCTCATGATCTTTATTAAGACTAGGTGTGACTGTTCCGACCTTGCCGTCTTTTCTTGGCTCTAATTTCTTTGCTCTGAAAGGTGTATGATCTTTACCTGTTTGTTGCCTTACCTTTTTACGCATTGCTTTAGCCTCATCTGTTCTTACTTCTCTGTAAGAGTTCACCACCAAGCTATCTTTACTTACTGTTGAAACAGCGTTTGACTTTTGATCTTTACGCAGTTCTAACATTTGTTCTGGCTTTGTTTGTTTCCAATCAACATGCTTGCCGTCTTTGTCTTTTGATCTAGCTCGTAAAGCACCACCAACAACTACCTTCGGCTCACGATTACCACCTTGACAAGTGTTTACTGTAGGCGACTTACCATCTGGACTATAGACTCGTTTGAGTATGTCATGTCCGTTGATGTCCACTGCAACGCCTACTTGTTTGGGTTTAGTTTCTATCATTTGTTCTTTGTTTGATGCAGTAAGCGTAGGGGATTTACCTTGATCACTGTAAACTCTTTGTGTGCTTTCATACACACCATCTCTGTATTCAAACTCCATGATCTGTTTATCAAACTTATCTGTTGTGATACCAAGTATTTCTTTTAACTGAGGCCAATGCTCCTCTGAAGGTATAGAAAAGAAATCACTACCTAGCTTTCTAAAGTAATGCTCAACTGTAGAATACTTATCGTTCAGCTCCTTTGCTATTTCTTTTTTGTTCTTACCACACTTAGCATAGTGATCTAAGATACATGTTTGTAGTCCAGGTATATCAACCTCATGCTTTCTAACCTTTACTTCTTCTACATTCATACCTACTTTAATAGGTTTGTTTGTAAGCACTTTAGGTATGTTATTTGTGCCACCACCACCATTTCCTATACCATTCAACGTAGGAGATTTACCTTTTGTATCATATAAACCACCACCATAATGATTACCTTTTTCATTAGCTAGTTTGATAGGTTTCTGTGGAACTAAGGTCATACCATTATTGCCTGCACCTTTATACATAGTCGCTGTCATACACAAAGACTTTTCATCTTCATTTTTGTAGTGCCTTTGATTTCTTTCAGTATCTTTTACAGGGCGTTCATCTGTTTCAGTTTCCAATATATCTCTCAACACTATACCTCTATCTTCTGGCTGTTTGATTCCAGGTATGTTAGTCCAATAGTATCTTTGCCTTGACTGTGCACTTAGTAGCGAACTATTTATAAAATGAGGATTGATCGTGACATTACCAAGTATGTCTTTAAACTCAGGTGCAACATCATCTGCTTCATAACACTCTGATACTTGTTGGGTTATGATCTCTAAAAACTCTTTCTTCATTCTGACATTCTCTAATAAGAAATACTTTGGCTTGATCGCTTTGAGTAAGCGTATGAACTCAAAGAACAATGCTGACCTAGGATCGTCAAAAGCCAACTGCTTACCTGCAAAACTAAATCCTTGACATGGACTGCCTGCAAGCATGAGGTCTACATCTTTATAATCTTTCGGATCTAAATTACATATATCGCCCACTTGTTCTATGTCTGGGTAGTTTGCTGCACTAACTTGCATAGCATACTTATCTATCTCACTTGCGTAATACTTCTCTACAGGTATACCAAGCTGATCGAGTGCGATACGCCCACAACTCATGCCGTCAAATAAACTTAATACTTTCATTGTTTCTCCCTGATTATATTTATATTTGTAAACACATTTGTCAATCTCTTAACTGCTATCTCTATGTAATCATCACTGAGCTCACATAAAACTGTGTCTCTAGCATGAGCATTTGATACCTCTGCTGTTGTGCCACTACCACCAAAAGGATCTAACACTGTTCCGCCTTCAGGACAACCAGCTAATACGCATGGCTCAATTAAGTCTGAAGGAAAGGTTGCAAAGTGAGCTTCGGCAAAAGGCTTTGTTGTGACAGTCCATACAGATCTTTTGTTTCTTTTTTCATAAGCACCCATGTTTTTAAAGCCACCCCTTACATCAAATCCATCTACGCCTTCAACTGACTTGCCTACATTCTTTGCACTGTTAGGCTTACCTCTTTCTCCTTTGGAGTTGACTGTCACTGATTCTTCTTTAATAGCTTCATTATCAAAGTAATACTTAGGGCTTTTACTAAATAAAAATATATACTCATGTGCTTTAGTGCATCTATCTTTAACACTCTCTGGCATAGGATTAGGTTTATGCCAAATAATATCTTGTCTTAGTATCCAACCATCGTCTTGCATAGCAAAGGCCACACGCCAAGGTATGCCAAGTAAATGTTTTTCATTTCCATAACTATCGCCTATGTTCAACCATACTGTGCCATCATCACGAAGGACACGCTTTACTTCTTTGAATACATTAACCAGGTTATCTACAAATTCTTTAGGAGTTTCTTCTAAACCAAGCTGTCTTTCAACACCATAATCTCTTAGTGCAAAGTATGGTGGACTTGTTATACAAGTATTTATGCTTTGATCTTCTAGCTGTTTTAATGAATCAAGACAATCTCCTGCGTATATATCTATTCTCATTCTCTCTCCTTGTAATAAACTCTTACCATATACTTTCTCACAACTGCTACCAAAGTAAACACTGATACTTGTATTACAGATGTAGCTACAAGACTAACATCAAGATAGCTACACAACCTAAGCAAACCATAGCTGATCGGAAACGACATAAGCAATCCAATACCAACATCATTGACTGCTTCTTCCATAGAGTCTTTGTCAATCTTCATCCCACGGCCTTTTCATTTCATTGTCTGCTAAGTAATACCATGTGTTCTTGCCTGGAACATTGTGACTCTTGACTCTCTCGCCTAGATACTTTTGCACATAGCTAACTGCATAACGAGCAGCCCTTTCGCCTGATGCTAGTTCGTTTTCTTTGAGTGCTTGTCTTGCTAATAGTTCTAGTTCTTTTCTTGAGTAGAACTTTTGTTTGCTCATAGCTGATGCCACCACTCTTGCAATCTCTACTTCATCTGGACTGTCTTGTGCATCTACCACCTTAAAGTATCCTCTTTCAAAATCAAAGTATGCTAAGTGTTGTTCAGGCTCTCTTGCATTACGAGCTTCATAGAATAAAGTTATGTTTGGTTTTTTACCTGACAGCTTGACACCTGAATCCATCCAACCTGCAAAGGCACTACCACCTCTAGCTGACATGAACGACAGGTCATCTGCTCTTTCTTTTCCTGTGTGATGAGCAATGATGACTGCTACTTTATATAGTTCAATAAGTTTATCTATCCTTGACAGCATCTCATGTATCTCAGAGTTAGAGTTTTCTTCTCCACTAAAAAAGTTAATGATAGGATCAATCATAACCAAGTCAGGCTTATGATATTCAATACTCTCTGCGATAGCATCTATGTCGCTGTCCCTCATTAAGTTCTTTCTTAATCTGCCTGATGCTATGAGGTTTGACTTGCCTATGTTGTATAGCTCTGGATCATGATGAAAAGGTTGGTAATACATTTCTATTCTTTTCTTTAAGAACTCATGAATGATCTCTGCTTGTAGCCACATAACCTTGAGTGGTCTTGAGAAAGACCTACCCATAAACTCTGTGCCTGTCGTAGCTGCTGCTGCGAAAGCACCTAACCAATGCGACTTACCTATCTTTGGTTTACCAAGCAATAATACTCTTGACTGTTCAAATACAAAAGCATCTCCCCAATACTGCTCAATCCTGTCTGAATCCATAGCATCCCAGAAAGGATCATTAAAAGGCCTAAGTCCTAGTGGATCACTGTCAACTGCGTTTTCTTTCTTTGCTTGCTCAATAGGATCTTCTTGATCCATGATTTCTTTTAAGTCATCTGTTAATTGTATCTGCCACTGACTTGTATTCCATTTTTGAATACCACTCTCATCACTAGGATTTCTTTTTAGGTGTCCTGTGCATATACTTTGGGTTGTGTTTAAGACTTCTTGGACACTCATAGGTGGAGTATTAGTTTGATTCCAGTCCAATGCTTTGATAACAACTTCTCTCATACCCCAACCCTCTAGTATCCATTTGCCTACTAGCCTGGCGAGAGTATCATTACGCATTCCTGTTTGAACACCATCTGTTGTTAGTGGTGTCTTGCTGTCTGTGTTGATCTTACCTGTGTTGTTATAGTCATAGATAACATTCATGTCTTGACTTGTTAGTGTTGGTAAGTCATCAAGCGAATCTAATACAGCTCCATCAACTACTTCAAACTTATAATTGAAAGAAGGGCTGACCATAACATAACCACCCTCTCCTCTTATATCTAGTTTACCTGTAGTGTTTCTAATCTTTAGATCATCATTGATTGCATAGAAATAATGATAGCCACCTCTAGGTGTTTTTTGTTTTAGTATTGTTCTTGTTATTTCTCCTGACTCACAAAACTCACAGGCTTCTTGTGTGTCAGCATCAAGCACCACAAATGTTATGCCTGTGATAGCGGCCCAATTACATTCCGGGTATTGTAGATACCATTGCTTTACTTCATTAAGTGTAGGTTGTTTCTTTGTGTAGTCAGCCCACTTAACTCTTGGTGTTTTTGACCAACGCTTTTGTAAAACAATATCATCTTCAAATGGATGTCTGCTTTTAAAGTATTCTGGAATAATGTCTGTGGTAGATCCACATGGTATTAAGTGAAAGAAGTTTTCATGATATGAGATGAGCATATCTTTTCGTTCATCATTTTGAATGTCTTGACCGACAAAATTTGGTTTTATTTCTATTGGCATTCGTCTACTGATCCATAAATGTTTTCCCAACCTAAAGCATAGCCTGTCATCTTGATTAATTTTTTAGCTTGATTAACTGAGGGTTGTCTATTGCCATATCTCCAGGACTTAATAGTATCAACTGATACTCCCAAATCTTTTGCTAGGTTTTCTTCACCTCGTTTTTTTATATAGTCTTTAAGTTCCATAGTTCTCCTAAATAGAATGGTGTGGGCTTATTAAATACGCTAGGGGGGTAGAGTATTTTTATATATTAATAGAGGGTTTCACCCACACCAAATATGATAATAATTCACTATATACAATAAGTAAAGTTTTTTTTTTACAAAACTATTGACAATGTATTTGATAGGAGTAATATAAACAGTGTATTTAAAAAGGAGCAACTTATGAAAGATTATTCAAAACTTACTCTGCCACAACTTTTGGTAGAAAAGAAAAAGAATCTAGCAAAGCAAACTGAATTAAAAGAACAAAGTTCTTTGCTTGACTTTGCGATTACTGCACATCCTGAGGTGCATGGACAAGTCAATCGACTTTCTAATTCAGGTGGATCTACTCGGGTTCAACTTAACGGTATCATACCAAAAGACTTACGAGTGCAATATAAAGTTACTAGATCATGGGATCAAAACTTTTTATCACAAGTAAAACAAGACATACCTGAAAACTTATTTCCTTTTAAAACTAAATATGTTGAGGACTCTGCACTATCTAAAATGATAGAGCAAAACTATCCTGATGTATTTGATAAGTTTCAAGAGGGTTTACAAACCAAAATTAACGAAAGGCCTTATGTGTCTTTTGTTGATCCATTAAAGGGGACACAATAATGAACATACATTACAGTGCAGTCATAATGCAAATTAAAGATACGATTAAAAGAGAAGTAGCACCTGGATTACATCCTAGTTGGGTTAATAAAATATTAACCATAATAGATGATGTAGAAACAGTTGCAGATGAAATGACTTCTCAAGGTTTTGTATCCATGAATGATATGGAGGTAGACAACAATGAGTCTATTAAATGAAGTGACCACAGGAATACAAATCCCTGCGATCAAGATAAACGTATCAGGAACTGACGGCATCGGTAAAACTACCTTTGCCAGTCAAGCACCCAAGCCTATCTTTATTAAGACAGAAGCTGGGACTAACTATGTAGACACATCATCTTTTCCATTATGTGAAAGCTACGATGACATAGTTAATCAGATCAGAACTTTGCATGATGAAAAGCATGAATACAAAACCGTAGTCTTTGATACAACAGATTGGGCTGAGAAGTTAGTGCAACAAAAAGTTTGTATGAATCACTCAATTAAATCTATTGAATCACTTGGTTATGGTAAAGGTTTTACAGAGTCTGCTGAATTGTTTGGCAGATTACTACGCATGTTTGATGCTCTACAGAAAAAGAAAATGCACGTCATTTTACTTTCTCATGTAGGCATTAGAACTTTCAATGATCCAGAGCGAGAGCCTTATGATCGTTGGGAAATGTCCACACATAAAAAAGTATCAGCAATGATTCGTGAATGGGTGGACTTTAACTTGTTTGCAAACTACGAGGTATCAACTCGTACAAGTGGACAGGGTTTCAAGGAAACAACCAGGGCAGTGTCTTATGGCAAGCGTAAGTTGTTTCATAAATATACCGCAGCATTTGATGCTAAGAGTCGAGTTGATCTTGGGGTAGCACCTTTGGATCTTGATTGGACAGCTTTCATGACTGCATTTAAACAATCTTTAAAATCTAAACAAGGAGAAAAAAATGTCTGATTTTGAAATTAACTTAACGGAAGTTGAGGAAAGCGGATCGTTTGATCTGTTGCCAGTCGGAGACTATGAGTTTGTAGCATCAGGCTGGGAGAATAAAACCAGTGGTAAGGGAGATAAGTATTTATCTGTTACCTTTGATGTTACTGGGCCTACACATGCTGGTCGTAAGATATGGGAAACCTTTATGCTTGAAGGAGCAGGGTTGAATGTGTCTGTAGCCAGGTTGCGAGATTGGAGAAGATCTATGGGGATGGATCCTGATGTCGAAGCTTTTGGTATAGAACAGCTTGAAGGTATGTTGAACGTACCCTTAACTGCCAAGGTCAATGTTGAAGTTGGTAAAGATAAAGGGGACGGAACGAAGTGGGATGACAAGAATAAAATTGCAAAATTTATTCCAAGCACTACTACTAGTGCGTCAGCTCCTTCGCCTAGTTCTAATACAGAATCTACATCTGATGATGATGATTTTGATTGGGACAAATAATTTATTTACAGGAGAGAGTAAATAAATAAATCGGGTGAGTAGCTTTATACCTCTTAGTTACATTATAAAGCTACTCCTCGCACCTAGAGGTAGTATAACCCTAAACTAATTTTTGGAGAAATTATGAATATAGATAAGAGAGAGGCTAGAGCCTTAATAAAATCAATGACATCTTTAATAAACTCTTTAGATCAAAACTTTGACAGTTTGCCTACTGATCTAAATGATAAAGTAAAAGAAGCTAAAATGTTATTGTTGAATGTAGATACGAGAGCGGATCGACATAGAAAAATTTATAGAATACTTGGATTAAATTGAAACTACGCTACTACCAAAGAGATGCAATAGATTCTCTGCACAAGTGGTTTAACACTAGACCAGCAGAGGATCATGCTTTAATTGCATTGCCTACAGCAGCAGGTAAAACTATTATCTTTTCACATTTTATTAAAGAGATATTTGCTAAAGATCCTACTGCTAGGTTTCTTGTCCTGGCACACAGAAAAGAATTGGTAGAGCAAGCAGAAACAAAACTAAAAACAGTATGGCCTGAAGCACCTGTTGGCGTGTTAGCGGCAGGCATGAAACGCTTTGAGATAGATTCACAAATACTTATAGCCAGTCGTGATACTTTGGCATCGCCCAAAAGATTAGAGGCTGTAGGTAGTTTTGATTACATGATTATAGATGAGGCACATAATGTGCCACCAAGTTCACACACTAGATACAAAAAAATTATAACTACTTTGTCTGATAGAAAGCCTATGCGTGTTATGGGTTGTACTGCAACGCCATATCGTATGGGACAAGGTTATATTTATGGCAAGCGTAAAGATCATTTCTTCAAGGGCTTGGCTTATTCAGTATCAATACCTGAACTGATCCGTAATGGTTTCTTATCCAGGCTATCTGCTTATGCTGTAAATGATAACGCTGTCATTGATGCAGGAGCTGTAGCACTAAAGTTTAAGAACGGAGACTTCAAAGAGAGTGAGCTAGAAAAAATAGCTATGGTGGATGATACGATCTTACAAGTTATAAATGATTGGATTGACAACGCCTACACCAAAGGCAGAACAGCTACAGTATTTTTTTGTGTATCAGTGCTACACGCAGAGAAGATGACTCAGTGCCTAAAAAACTATGGGATTATGGCTGAGTGTGTGACAGGTGAAACTCCAAAAGAAAAACGAGAAGACATACTAGAAAAATTTAATAACGGTTTGATCCATGCTATATGTAATGTAGGTGTATTGACTGAGGGTTGGGACGCTCCAAGAGCAGACTGCATAGCTTTACTCAGACCAACACAAAGCGTTGGCTTGTTTGTGCAAATGTGTGGTAGAGGTATGAGACTGCATGACGATAAAGAAAACTGTTTGCTACTAGACTATGGAGAGAATGTAGCTAGGCATGGCTGTCTTGATGAGGTGCAACCAGATCGTACAGCACCGGGCAGATACCATCCTAAGATATGTGCTAGTTGTAATGCGATCAACATACCGTCTGCTAGAAAATGTGTGGAGTGTGGACAAGAGTTTGAGGGATTTAAAAAGTTTCAAGAACTACAAACCAAAAAAGAAAAAAAGGTTGCTAGAAGAACTAAAGCAGAAAGGCAAGCTGTCTTATCTGATGAGAGAAAGAAAGCCAAACCAAGATACAAACCTGTCACTGACATCTATGCAACCGTAACCAAATCCATGAACGGCAGTGAGTATTGTCAAGTGATCTTTACAGTTAAGGATGAGTTCTTTCCAAAGAAGATGCCCTTGATGTTCGGACATCCTAAGGCACACCACATGGCTGTTCGTAGATGGAAGAAGATAGCAGAGAAGTGGGGTGCTCCTGAGCAACCCTGGATGGCTGCTGAATTAATTAATAGTGGTGCCTTTGAAAACATATCAGAGATTGTCTTACAAAAGCAGGGCAAGTATGAGAATGTCATAGGGATCAAAACAAAACAAAACAAGGAGATAATGTTGTGATTGATGCTAACGATATAAGAAAAGCAAGAGAGATTATTTCAGAAGAAATAAAATCTTATACAGAACTAGGATTAGGACTTCATGGTGTTGCTGTGTATTTAGGAAAAAAATATAACGGAAATCCTGATGCAATAAAAAAATTAGCAAGTGGCAAACTTAAAAGCACAAAAAAATCTGTAGAAGTAGCAGAAAAAATATTGGAGAAACAAATTGATTCTGATTGGTTGCAAATGCAAGAAAATATATTGGAGAAACAAAATGAAAACTAGAACACTTACAGGCATAGAGCATATTAAAAAATGCACTTCACAAGGAACAGGTGGGCGAGGCCGTAGAATTAAAATTTCTACATCTCACATGAACAAATCAAAAAAAAGGTCATACAAAGCATATAAAGGACAAGGCAGGTAAATAATGACAATCAATCATCTACTTGATGAAGTAGAAATAAAAAACAAACAACCACGAAGATTTTATTTGGGCATCAGTGGTATCGGTAATCCTAATCAAAGGCTCCTTTGGATGCGATACCGCTGGCTCATGCCTGATGAATGGGAGCCAAGAGTTCTTAGGTTGCTAGACTTAGGTAATGTAGTAGAAGATCACTTGATCGAAAAGCTACGCAAGATACCAGGTGCAACTATCTACGATGTGCAAAAGGACGGCAGACAGTTTGAAACCAAAGCATTCGGTGGCCATTTGAAAGGACACATAGACGGTGTGGCTAAGAACTTACCTGGACTCAAACCAAACAAGCCATACTTACTAGAGTTCAAGACAGCTAACGACAATCGTTTTAACAAGCTAGAAAAACTAGGTAGCTATTGTAATTGGTCAGAAGAGTATGACGCACAGATTCATTTGTATATGGGCTTGTTTAAATTAGATCACTGCATAGCTATTGTTTATAACAAGAACAACTCTGCTCTATACACAGAGATCATAGACTTTGATTACTTAAAGTTTGAAATGTTTATGGACAAAGCTGAGAACATATTGAAGACCAAGACACCACCAGAGAATAACATACCACTGACTGACTATAGAATACGTAGCTATATGTCAAAGAAACAACAGGCCGCATATCTTGGTAGATCTTTGCCTGAAAAACTACACTGTAGGTCTTGTCGTTTTTCTAATCCAGATATTGAAACAGGCGAGTGGATTTGTTCCACGCAGAACAAAGTGATAAGCAAGGAAAAACAAATCACAGGTTGTGCAAACCACAACTACATACCTGAACTAATACCAGCTAAAGTATTACAAGTTGATGATACCTTTGTAGTCTATGAGAAAGATGATTTTAGGTTTGTTAATGTAGCCAAAGACAAACAATCTACAGGAGATAATTTTTATTCTAGCAAGGAGCTGATAGAGATTGTCAACAGCAACTTTCCAAAAGAACTGATCGTTCAGTGTGAGAATGTTAAAAAACTTTTGAACGGAACAATATCTAGTATAAGACCTTGGGTTGAAACAGGCGTGCCTTTCTAAGCTTTAGCTTTACTTATAACCATAATCTCAATACCTGGATACAAAGCCTCAACAAGTTTCTTTTTTAATCTAAACATAGGAGTCTGCATACCCTTGGTATCTTCTATGATCTCATCGCCATTGATGTTCTTATATTTAAAGTCAGCCTTGTAAAGACATACTTTCTTGTCATTGACTACACATGGGAAAGGTGGGTGTACTTCTATGTCAGAGATTAGGCCTTGTTCTTCTAGTTCTTTAAGATGATTGTATCTAGCTGCCTCAAGTTTGCTATCAAAGGTATAGCCATCTAGTCTTACTTTTTTTGCTCCGTATTTGTTATACAAGTTAGGTGCCTCCTGTAAGTTTTTTCTCTTCCTCTTCTCTTAGAACTTGAGCTGCTCTTGATCTATCTATTTGTAATGGATTTATAAAAGCACCTTCAAGATCTTGTCTCAGTCTTTGTTCAGCGACAGGGAAGACAGCTGGATTAATTTCTGATCCTTTCATACGTGCTTCTCTTAACAAGTCTGTGCTTACTGTAATTGGTTTAAATATTCCTCTCATAACCATTTCATAGTTAGCAACCTTAGCATCTTTTAGTTTTTCTTTTATCTGTTGTTCAGACATTCCTAATGCTCTTGCATCTTCTATTGCAGTGTATAAATCTCTTAAGGCTCTAAATCTATTTTCATTTTGTCCCATATATCCTTGCAATAATTGTTCTGATGTTTTGGGATCATTACTTCTAAGTAATCTATTAAAAGTATTAGTTGCATCTCTTATAGCATCGTTAGCTTCAAAGCCTCTGTATCGCAATGATCTATCTACTTGTGGTTTAACTACTTTTAATCCAGTAAAGGCCTGCATTAAAGTTTCTTCTACGTCTATAACATTACCCATTCTATCTGTTATTTTATCTTCGCCTTTTTTATTGGTGCTACCAAATACAGCACGTGGAAAGTTTTTAGATACCATCTCTGGTGGCGATATTCCAAGTGCTCCTTTACCAGTTATATCAGGTTGTATTCTAAACGGTGTGACAGTTGGCAAAACTTGATCTGAAATATAATACATACCTTTAGCAACTTTATCTCCTGCGGTATCTGATACTCCCCATATTTTTTTACCTGTAGGAGTTTCTCCTCTCGTAGCATCAAGAAAAGCTTGAGCAGAAAATGCTGGTTCTACAAAGGGTTGGAACATTTCTTGTACAGCTCCACCCATTCCATCTAATAATATTTTTTGTAACTTTTCTTCATCACGATTACCGTTAGCCACTTCTTGCATTACTCTTGTTACAGGTCTTTTAAGATAGTCGTATGGGTTCATGTAACTAAA